GTAGCTGCGCCTTTCTTACACACCGCAAGCCTTGCACCGGCTGCGGCAATCGGTTCACAGTCTACTGAAGCCGGTTATGTTGCACCTAGCTTTGCAGTCACTTCACCGCTTGCGGGGTCAGCCCTTGCAGCCGGTAAGTACTTCTACAAAGTTGTAGCTGTTGGTAAGAGCGGTGCGCTTGCGCCTGTGACCTCTGCTGAGTTGACCGTTGGCGCGGGTGATGGTGTGACCATCACGCTTGATGCTGATGCAAACATCAACTACTACCGCATCTATCGTAGTGAGCTTAACGGCGCGGCGGCAACTTGCCGCATGATCGCCCGCGTTGCCGGTGATGGTACTAACTACGTTGACGGCGGGCAACACGCTTATAACTCAAGCAACATTGTCTTTGCACAGCACACCCCTGATGCAATGCAGTTTGTGCGCTTGCTTGATCTTATTCGCCGCCCGCTTGCAGAGACTGCAACGATCCGGCCTTTCCTCTTGATGCTTTTCGGTTCACCTGTCGTCAAGCTTCCTAAGAAGATGTTTGTTCTTGAGCAAGCCGGCTTCAGTTCTACTTCAGGCATTAACGCCAACTACTTGAACGCTAACTTCTAAGATAGGTGAGATGACCTGATGTGGTACTATAGAAGACGCTTAAGGGTTCACCCTGTCGAGATGACCGTGACTTTTGACGGTCAACCTCTGCGTGTTGCCGCTGACGGTTGTATTCTCACACCTATTGATGAAGATCTTGCGTTGAAGATGAGACGCGCCCCGCACATCTTCACCTTTATGGCTGACGCTGCACAACCCGAAAAGGTTGATAATACAAGCCTAAAAGATGATAATGTGAAACCTAAAAGAACGCGCAAACGGCGCAAGGTTTCTGAGGGGTGATCAACCGCCCCAATAAAAAGGGGCAACTATGTCACTCTCAATATTTGACATTATCACGGTTCAATCAGTTAAGAATACAACGGTTGCCGGTGTTGACTTGACCTTTGATGACGGCTCAAGTTTTCCTGATGAAATGTTTGAAAGCGCAATTGCTCAATCAGTTGCTATGATTGAAGCTGATCTTGGGATTGTGCTTGATGAATTCAAGGTGCAAGGTGAACGGCATGACGTTGACCTGATTGACCGTCATTCACATTATCTTATGAGTGTTGATCACCGGCCTTTGAAGAGTATTGACGCGCTCAAGATTAAGATTGGTAACAGTGGTGAGGGTGCTGAGCTACCCGCAAGTTATGCAACAATCGGTTCACATCTTCAGGGTCAGATTAACTTGATACCGGATAGCACAACCGCTGCAAGTTTACACTTCACTTCAGGTGTACCGTTCTTAATCGGTGACGTGTTCTCACCTTATTCTAAGTTTCCTCTATACTTCAGCATTGACTACACCGCCGGTCATACGTTTGACGAGGGGTCAGCGGTGATTGCTCAAGGTGAAGACTCGGTTGAAATACCTTTAAACACAACGGTCAATAATCGTTACTACCCTGAGATCACCATCACTGACGCGCAAGGCGGCGCGGGTCTTCGGGTGATCTCAACAAGCCCGTCAAGCATGACGGTGAAAGCCCGCACCGCGCCTTCAACCGGTGACCTTGCGTTTAATTGGTCAATCACCGACGTTGACCCCTTAGTTATCAGGGCGGTGCGTTTGCTCTCAGCTATGTTGCCGCTAAACATAGCCGGTGACTTGTTACTTGGTGCGGGTATCGCTTCACAGTCAATCAGCATTGACGGTTTATCACAGGCTGTTGCATCAACCGCGTCAGCGACTAGCGCAGGTTATGGTGCGCGGCTGATCAACTTTAATAGTGAATTGAAGACCGTCATGAAGTCACTTCGTGCGAAGTATGCCAAGATCAACTTTTATGCCCGCTGAGAGGTGTTTAAATGCTTTTACCACTACCTGAACGCACACTGACCAAAGGGCGAGTTGACTTTAGAGATGCTGACTTCAGTATCACTATTGCTCAAAAGGGTTTATTTATCCGGTGGTCACAATCAGCCCCGTGCCCTTGTGCGAGTAAAACCAATGAGCTTAATCTTGATCTTGATTATATCGGCGCGGGTGATAGCTCAATAGATACTCAATACAACCCCGCGTGCCCTGTATGCAGCGGCAACGGCACAATCTACCATTCACCGCAGACCATTCAGGGCATTGTTGCAAGCGCTGAAGGTGAATATCTAAATGCGCGTTTTGGTGGTTATCGTGACGGTGTGATAAACATCACGGTTGAGCCTGAACACTTGCCGTCATTTGGTGACAAGTTTGAAGTGCTTGACAGCGTGATGCTGTATCAAGAGACGATTGATGACAACGGGCAAAACACGCTTGCTCTGCGCTTCCCTATCATACCGCGCACAATGACCCTTGCAACCGGTGACGTGACCGTTGGTGTGATGTATGCAACATATTCTGACGCAACAACGCACCAAACCGCGGCGGCTGAGCTTGTTGAAGGTGTTGACTTCAATGTTGTGAACGGTGAAATAAGTTGGATTAACAAGCCGAACAACGCGGGCAAGTTCAGCTTCTCTTATTTCATGCACCCAACTTATACCTGTATGGCCTTTGCAAATAGTATGCGTGACACCCATATCAGGCGCAAGTCACTGACTGACCGCACTGTTGCTTTACCGGTGCGCGTGCTCTGCAAACTTGAGTTCTTAGGTGATAGTGATGTTTGATCTATACTTAATTCATATAATCGGCAACGCGGTGCGTTATTATCGAAGCGACCGCACGCTATTTGACCCGCTGCTACCTCATGTCAGCGCGGCAATGCGTGACCGTATGTGGGCAACCCTTCAAAACCTAAACGTGTCTTTTGATGCGGCTTATAACGCCCGCACCGCAAAGCGGCTGCCCTTAATCACGGTTGAGAGTTCAGAGCAATTCTTTGATGAGCAAGGGCTTGCTCAAGTCGCAAGTGAACACGTGGATGATGACGGGCAATATGTGAGGCTCAATCACATATTCACTTCACAAGAAGCCACGGTGAACATTTACGCTGACAGCCTTGAAACCGTGCGCCTGCTTGCGCTGATTGTGCAAGCCGGTATGTTGCTATTTCATGACGTGCTTGTGAAAGGCGCGTTTCAGAATGTGGTTTATATCGGCGCAACATCTCTTGTGCCTGACCCTACATTCACCGGTGAAGATCTCTCAACATATGGCCGGCAAATGAGATATGCGGGGCTTCACCTGTTGGAGCTACCCGCAAAAGTGAATGTTGATGATCCTGACGCGCTTGACCCGCTTTACAAGATACAGGTGCAACACGAGAGTCAAAAGATGCAAGGTTCTACAATAAACGGCGGTGTTAGTGTATAATGTATCACCTAAACTCAACCCTATGTCATAACTCAGGAGTTTGACCAATGCCAACAAGCATCTTCTTCAACGGGCAGCGGCGGTTTCGCCCGTCAGTGTATGCCCGTGTTATCAATAATCTCACAGAGCAAGCCGCGCCCGCAACCGGCAATGTTGCGCTTGTTGGTGACTTTCCACAATTAAAGGCTGCAACGCCGGTGCGCTTCACGAATAGCCTTGACCTTGCTGATTATATGCGCGGCACAAATGGTGATCTTGATAAGATTGCGGGCTTGATGTTCAAGCCCCTTGAAGGTGACGGCACGATTGACAGTCTCACCATTGTCAGCGCGGGGTCATCTACTCAAGCAAGTACCACCAACGGCGGTTTAAAAGTCAAGTCGCGCTTGTTTGGTGCTGATGGCAACCGGTTGAAGGTCAAGATTGCTGAGAACGCTACTGATACCGCGCTTTATGATATTGAAGTGCTTGAGGGTGTTGTAAAGCGTGAAAGCGTGACCGGCCTTGGTGACGGTGCTGTTGCTTCAATCGAGTATGAGCCGGCGCTTGCAAATGAGGCTTTAAGCCGCGCAACGGTTGAGATTGACGCAACTGACTTCAGCATTGATGCCGGTGTTGACTACCTTGAAGCGTTTGTTCAAGCCGGTGGTAACTTGCTTGCTTCAAGCACGCCGGCAAACGGCAACATCACCTTGACGCTTGGTAGCGCTCAATCTGCTGAGAGCACAATCACCATTACGGGGCTTGATCTTGCGGGCGCGGCGACAACTGATGTGATCACGATTGCTTCAGCAGCCTTGCAAGGTGACACCTTTGTGACCACTAACAGCTATTCGAGCATCACCGCAATCACCGGCACGTCAACCGGTTCATTCACCGGTGACCTTGCTGTTGACTTCAACTTGTTTAGCAAAGCCCTTGCTAACATCACAAGCTTTGAGGACACCTTAAATGAGGTGAAGTCACTTGGTGATGATATGTCAGGCGCGTTCACTGTAAGCACTCCTGTGAAGACTTTATCAGGGGCTTCACTAGATGCGGTCGCAAGCTCTTCAATCTTCAACACCGCTGTATCTTTCAAGAATGATCTTGCAACCCTCATTGATTGGTTTGCGGGGTCAGCATTTGTTGAAGGTGAAAAAGTGAGCAACGCCGTGATCACCGCAAGCGCCAACGCGGTGCGCTTGACCGGCGGGTCAAAAGATGCGGTTGTTTCAAATGCTGAGTATCAAGCCGCCTTTGACGCGATTAAACGACTTGATATTAACATTGTTGCGGTCTTCAGCAGTGATATTGACGTGATCAAGATTGCTAAGCAACACGCGATTGACGCGGCTGAAGATGCCGGTTACGAGCGCAACATTTGGGCGGGCACAACTAGCGCTCAAACCATTCAACAAGCTTTCACCGGTTGGTCAAAAGAGTTGAATGACCGCAACGTTGCAATCACCCCGCAGTCAATTGTTGTTGATGGTGAGACACTTGACCCGCGCTTCACCGCGTGCTTGCTTGCGGGTATTCAGGGCGCAACCTCAATCAGTGAGCCTATGACCCGCAAGCGCCCAACCGCAGCGGTGACTAACACAAGTGAGAACTTCAACCGTGAAGAAGAAGCAAGCCTTGCAATTCGGCGCGGGCTTGTGATCTTCGCTGACCCCTCTTCAACCGGTTTGCGTGTTGAGCGGTCAGTGACCACTTGGCTGAAAGATGATAACCCTGTTTACTCTGAGGTCAGCGCTAACGAATCGGTTAATCAGTCAATTCGTTTACTTCGTGAAGATCTTCAAGCGCAGATTGGCACTAAGGTCACACTAGGCCGGCGGGCGGCGGTTGAGAAAGTTGCTGAGAAGTCACTTGCAGAGCAAAAGCGCAACGGCATCATCAAAGACTTTAGAGACTTGACGGTGAGTATTGAAGGTGATGTTGCAAACGTCATTTACAGCCTAGCAGCGGTTGAGCCACTAAACTTCATCACTGTTACTACTAACATTGTACGCTAAGGGGTTTAACAATGGCCTTAAATAACATCAGATCAGTAAACGGCGCAAACGCGCTTGTTAAGGTAGACAATAAGACGCTTGGTTATGCTACCGGCGTGACCGTAAATGAGGTTTACGGACTTCAGCGCATTGACGTGCTAGGTGAGATCGACAGCCGCGACATTGAACCAATCGGGCGCGTTGTGAATGTGCAGATCTCGTTTATTCGCATGACCCCAAACCCCGCAAGCGGTTCACAAGATGGTAACAGGGGCGGCGGGTCAGCGCAGCGCGGTCTTATTCCCCACGCTAAGAGCGAAGATGACAATCAAGAGAATACTGAGATTGTGACCCGCTTCTTTGAAGATGGTTTTGATCTTGATATCTTTGATAGCGGTGACTTTGACGGCTCAGGTGAACCGCAGTTGCGTTATACCGTTGTAGGTTGCCGGCCTTCTTCACAGAGCTTCGCAATCACGCGGGGCACGCTTATGGGGGTCAACGTCACTTGTGAAGCTCTACGCATTATTGAGAAAGACTTTAGAGACACTCACTCTTGATAGTTTAGTATTACTCCTCTAGTATAAAGGTCTATCTTTTAAACTATTGGAGTAATCACAAGAGATGAGTAAAAAACTTGATCTTCGTAAACTCAAAGCTGACGCTGAAAGCGCGGTTGTAGATGTAAAGCAAGAGAGTGAAGAGAGAACTGACGTGATACCGCGTGAAGTCACCTTTTCACTTTCTTATGACGCGCCTGATGGTGAAGTGTACCAAGATGACGTGCTATCAATCATTCTTGATAGTGATGGCCGGTTAACAAAGACCCGCGTGTTTAATGGGTTAACGCGGGGCATGATTGCCGGTTCATTACCTGAGAGTGAGCAACTTAAACTTGATGCGCTTGCGCGTGTTCTAACGCAACTCAAAGACCCGCCTGATTGGGTCATTAAATGGGCGGGTGAAGATATGGAATTACTCAGTCATATCAATGCGGCGCTAGTGGAGCATGAAACCCGTTACTTTCGCGGCAACAATCGCAAGGGTGAAGGCGGTGCGCTCAAACCCCGCGTTTCAGTTGATTGCGCCTTATTTAAAACAACAGGGATTGCCGCACCCTGATGATGTGCTAGCACCTGAGAACGTTGAATATGCTTTGATGTGTCTTGATGATGAAGGGTGGAATACTGTTGTAAGAACCGCTATAAATGAAGGGAAACACAAACATTCAACAGGTGTTGCGTTCTTTGATGAACTTGAACACGCATTTGAAAAAGGGGCTGACTTCAATGATCTCATCAAGCGGTTCAAATAACCCTTCAGGTTTTGGTGGTACGCAAACACCGCAACCGGCTGCACAAGCCTTCAGGCCGGCGCAAGGTCAAACATTCACACCGGCGCAAGCTCAACAGCCGCCTAGTTTTGCAGGTACACAAGCTTCACAAGAGGTTGTGACCAATCGAAGTCAGCAAGTGTTCACACCAACACAAGCACAAGCGCAAGCGCCGGCTGCGCCTTCTTTACCTCAAGGTCAAGACATGACTTTCAAAGACTTGAAGAGTCAGGTTGAAACCGCCGCAAAAGCCTTGAGAACATTCACTGATACAGTGACACAGGCAATGAAGAAAGTTGGTGATGAGTCAACAGACACGTCACAAGCTGACCCTCAATTTCAGCCCGCGCAAGCACCTGAGTCACCCGTTTCACCCATGACCCCGCCTAGTAATTGGAAACAAGACCGGCAAGGGAGATGGAGAGACGAGCGCGGGCGGTTTGTACCATCTGAGAAGTTAAGAGAAGCGGGTGTGCCTACACCTGAAGGTGACACACAAGCGCCTTCAATGATGCCGTTCAGGTCACCGCGCTTTGCAGCCGCAAGAAGAGTTGCAAGTTTTGCGACAAGCGCCGCCGGCTCAACATCAATCAATCAAGCCTTGCAAGGTCTACCTTTGGGCGGCTTGATTGCGGGGTCACTGAGCAAGCTTGAAGAAATGGGCATGAGGGGGGCTGAATTTGAGCTCTCAGCACTTCAAGCCGGCATGACGCGGGGTTTGGGTCAAGGCACAGGCTATGCGACACAAAACACAAGCTATCACTCTATAAGCACACTCTCTTCAACCCTCGGCATATCACCTTCAGCCGCCGCCGGCATCTTGCGTGATGTCGGCACAGGCACGCAAGGTGAACTAAGCGTTGCAGATATAGCCGGCTTGACGGTGCGCGGTTTTGATCCTGCATCAGTCAGCGCGTTGGGCGGTCAGTTAAGGGCTGCGGGCGTAGGCGGGGCGGGCACAGTGCTTCAAACAATGGGCATTGCACGCGGGCAAGGGTTGAGCAACGCGGGTGTGATGAGTTTCGCTCAAGCGGTGGGCGGTTTTGCAACAGGGAGACGACAAGCGGGGCTTGATATAACTGATGCGAGTTTGACCGCCCGCCGTGCGCGGTCAATGATCTTGCGTGATGAAGATCGACCTAGTTTAGAAGCGAACCTTGCAACACTAGGCCGGTTTCAATCTGTTG